AATTTGATTATATCTCCTGCGAGTGGTAATCTCAATTATCACAATGCATATGAGGGTGGATATATTGACCACGTTATGAATGTTTGTAAAAACGCACTTCGTATGAAAAAACTTTACGAAGAAGCTGGTGGTACAGTTGATTTCACCGATGAGCAGTTATTATTTGCAGCACTTCATCATGATTTGGGCAAGTTAGGTATTAAAGACGAATTGCACTATGTACCAAATGATTCAAAATGGCACATTGATAATAGAGGTGAATTGTATAAAAGAAATGAAAATATTCCTTTTATGACGATTACTGATAGAACATTCTTTACATTAAATCACTATGGGGTTCAGTATAATGAGAATGAATACTTTGGTATCAAACTAACCGATGGTCTATACGATGAAGATAATGAAAAATACTTTAAAGTATATGATACTTCAAAATACCTTCGTTCTAAAATTCAATATATACTACATTGGGCTGACCATATGAGTACAATTATTGAAAGACAAAATGCATAATTTTTAGCTACGGCTATATTTATAAACCGATAGAGCTGGCCAGCATATCGGCGTATCATCCAAAAGGAGATACAAATTAACGCTTAAAAAAGGTAAAAAAATGAAAAACCAAATTCAAAGGGGATTCCCTACCCCAAATTTTAGGGACGAGTTCTTCACTCCATTAGATACTTTATTTGATAAAGTATTTTCAGATGCATTTCCTGAATTAACAAAGGAAATAGGTATCAACCCATTTCAACAAAACGCTTATCCAAAATGTGATATCATTAACTTTGATGACCGTATTGAGATTGTAGCGGAAGTTCCTGGACTAACCAAAGAACAAATTACCATTGATGTAGATGGTGATGTAATTACTTTAAAAGGAGAAAAAGCAAGTAAATCACAAGAAAAAGAAGGTGGAGTATATCTTCGTAGAGAAGTTAAACGTTCATCTTTCTTGAGAAGTTTTACGGCTGATTCTAAAATCTTTGATTTAGATAAGGTAAAAGCATCATTTGAAGATGGTGTATTGGAGTTACAAATACCAAAGAGAGAACCTGAAAAACCAAAGAAAAGAACAATTTCAATAGGGTAATCCTATCAAAATACAGAAGAGGGTGGGTATCAAAATCCACCCTTTTTCTTTTTACTTATATTTATATAGAAACAAATAATAGTTTTATGAAACCTGAATACAAAATGAGAGCTCAAGAGAATTTAGAAGCAATTGCTAAAAGAGCTAAAGTTATTTCCGAAATGTTAAATGGTGAAAGACCGGTTAATCAAGATGAAGCAAAAAGAGCTTCAAAGGAAATTGAAAGATTGGTTGAATTGACAACAAACATTGTAGATTTAGCATAATAAAAATGAATTGGTTAAAAGTATTAGTTGGACTTTCAGCAATCCTTGTTGCCGGATGTGCGGCTTATTTCTCCGTAACTGGATTAGGTGTATTATTCGCCGGAGCATCGGTTTCGGTAATGGTAATGGCAGGTTCATTGGAACTTGCTAAATTAGTTGCTGCAACATACCTAAAACAAGAATGGGATACCCTTAAAGGATTTAACAAATGGTATTTAACTATATCAGTTGGTACTTTGATGCTTATCACATCAGCAGGTATCTTTGGTTATCTATCAAACGCATTCCAACAACAAAATTTGGGATTACAAAAGATTGAAAGAGATATCGCAGTGTATCAAACTCAAATAACTAAAAATGATGGAGAGATAGCCCGTTATACAACTCAATTAACTAACCAACAAAATATTCGTAACTCACAAGAGGCTAATTTATCTAAACAAATAGATAAAGATAAATCAACTTCAAGAGTTTCACAAATGATTAAAACTGCCGATAAAGAAATTGCATCGGTATCTAAACGTATTGATGAACTGACAAAACAAAACAATGTTGCATTAGATTCAATTAACGCAATCAAAAATAACAACATTGAATTAGAAAGAGAAGTTGGTGGATTCCGTTTCGTAGCAGAAGCATTTGGAGTACCACTTAATACAGTTGTAAAATTCTTTATATTCATTATAGTAATTGTATTTGACCCGTTAGCGGTTGCATTGATTATTGCATTTAATGGATTATTGATGAAACGAAAAGAAGAAGATGATTTATCAGATTGGGATGTTACATTGGGGGATGGGTTAGATGATGATTATAAGGAATATGAAGTATATGGTGATAAGGAAAAGCAAAAAGAAGCCATAGTTGAAATGATGAAAGGAGATGAGGAATTGGGATTGTATAATGAACCAATAACTCTATCAGAAAAAGATGCGGAAGTATTCTTTAATGAAATAGAAAATCCATCAGAACCAAACGAAACGTTAGTTAATACAGCTACTCAATATAATGAGGACATAAAAAAAAACGAAATTGATGCCACTCCAACAAATTTGGAAGAGGAATACGCTACATTAACGGATGAAGAAAAGAAAGCATTAGAACCAGAAATCACCGATGAAATACTATTAAATCTTAAAACTGATTATTCAGAAAGAGCTATTGATTTGGATGGTGATGGTAGTACTGATGGTATAGATACCGATGGTGATGGTTTAATAAATAGAGTTATAGCATCGCATCCTGGTAGAGCGGCAGCAATACAAAATATGTTACCATACTATGCTAGACCTGATTTCAATTGGGCTGACCGTAAACATTGGATAAATGACCAAAACGCTGTTAATTATTGGATAAAACATATCAAACCTTCTCAATATCCAACCGATTTTTCAAGTAAATCATATTAATATTTGGTAAATTCATAAAGTTTTCGTATATTTGTATAACAACAAATAATACTAAAATGATGAATTTAGGATACGCTTGTATCAATATGAGTATGGGTAAGAAAGTATCTACTAATCGAGCTATGGTTAAGAGAACTTTCCAAACAAAAGGTTTAGACTATGTTTCTGAACTTGCATTACTCAATGCAAGAGATATTATTAAAATTTTAGAGTGGAATAGATTGAATGGAATTAAATTATTCCGTTTATCATCTACTATTGTACCTTGGGGTGACCATTTGGATTTAACTCAATTAAAAGATTACAAAGAGATTAAAAGTGAGTTAAAGAAAGCTGGTGATTTCGCTAAGTTTTGGGATATGCGTATTAATTCACATCCTGGTCCATTTGTTGTATTAACTTCTCCAAAGGAAGAAGTTGTAAAAAATGCAATTGCAGATTTAGAATTACATGCTAAAATATTTGATATGATGGGATTATCTAAAACTCATTATAATAATATTAATATTCATTGTAATGGTGTTTATGGTGATAAAAAATCCGCTATGGATAGATTCATTCAAAACTTCAAAAGGTTATCTCCATCGGTTCGTAAACGATTGACAGTAGAGAATGATGATAAGGCATCTATGTATTCAGTTTTAGACCTTATGTATATTCACAAACATACAAATATTCCAATTGTATTTGATTACCACCATCATCAATTCTGCACAGGTGGATTAACCGAAGAAGAAGCTCTTAAATTGGCATCAGCAACTTGGCCTAATGGTATTACTCAAGAAGTACATTATTCTGAAGCAAGAGAAGGAAACAAACCACAAGCACATGCTGATTATATTAAACAATTACCAAACACATATGGATTGGATTTGGATATTATGGTTGAGGCAAAGGCAAAAGAATTAGCAATACTACCTTTTATTAAATGATGAATTATATAGCCATATTAACTTTTCAAATAATGTTTAATATCTTTAAGGTATTAGAAATTAAATTTACTTATGAAAATCAATTGACACGATTGATGATTAATTCAGTATGGATTAATTTGGTATCACTTGCTTCGGTTTATTTCTCATTGGATAGTTTGTTAAAAGGTGATATGTGGGTACTGCCATTTTATATTGGTGGTAGTGTATTGGGTAAATGGATAGCTATGACTCAAATGGATAATTTAGAATCAAAATTATTTTTCTTTTTCAAAACTAAAACTGAAAAAAATGGCAAAGGCAAAACTAGAATATGATTTAAATGATGCCGATGATTCTATGGCACATAAAAGAGCCGTTAAATCATTGGATATGGCATTAGCATTGTGGGATATAACTCATAATACTAAAAAGAGGTTAGAGTGGAGTATGGAAGGTAAAGAAATAGATAAGTATGAGGCATTAGATATGGTATATGAAAAGATATATGAAATATTGGATGAACACAATATAAAACTGGATGATTTAATAATTTAATATGAATAATTTAGATAAACAATATAAAGAATTATTAGAAACTATTATCAACTATGGTGTTGAGAAAAAAGATAGAACCGGAACTGGTACTAAATCTATTTTCGGATACACTATCAGACATAATATGAAAGATGGATTTCCAGCTCTTACAACAAAAAAATTAGCATGGAAGCAAGTTGTATCAGAACTACTTTGGTTTCTAACAGGCCAAACTAATATTTCTTTTTTATTAAAACATAATAATCATATTTGGGATGGTGATGTTTATAAGAATTATACTAGAAAGTTATCAGAAAAACATTCTATACATTACAAACCAATGGAAATGAAAGAATTCATTGAAAGAATTAAAACTGATGATGTATTTGCAAAAGAATGGGGAGATTTAGGACCTATCTATGGTAGGCAATGGAGAAAATGGACACGATACTATAATAGTCCTGTTGACCAAATAGATGATTTAGTAAGAAACTTAAAAGAAAATCCGGATAGTAGAAGATTAATGGTATCAGCTTGGAATGTAGGTGAATTAGATATGATGGTTTTACCACCTTGTCATTATGGATTTCAAATTTATACAAGAGAATTATCTACAAAAGAAAGATTAGCATATTATCCTGCGAATAATGCAGCTCCAACTAGAGCAATATCTCTAATGTGGAATCAACGTTCAGTTGATACATTTTTAGGATTACCATTCAACATCGCTTCTTATGGGTTATTACTTCATATATTAGCAAATGAGTGTGGTATGGTTGCTGATGAATTGATTGGAAATTTAGGAGATGTACATTTATATTCAAATCACATTGACCAGGCCAAAGAACAATTGAGTAGAACTCCTTATGATTTACCAACATTAAAAACGAAAGTAAAAATAGATGGTATATGTTGTGCAACTCCTGATGATTTTATATTAGAAGATTATCAACATCATCCAACAATTAAAGCACCTTTAAGTAATTAATATGGCAAACTTTGATGTAAAAATACAAACCCCAAAACGAGTTGAAAAAAAATGGGGATATGAATTATGGATACATAACGATACCGATTATTGTGGTAAGTTATTAGTATTTAATAATTCAGGAAATAAATTCTCAATGCACTATCATATGATTAAAGATGAAACTTGGTACGTTCAAAAAGGAGCATTTCAATTTGATTGGATTGATGTTGAGAATGGTGAGAGATGTTATACACAAATACAACAAGGGGATGTGATAGAAATAAAAAAAGGATTACCACATCAATTAACCGCATTAACCGATGAAGCTACAATATTTGAAGTGAGTACTCAACACTTTGACGAAGATAGTTACCGAATATACAGAAATCAACCAAGTGATTTAGAATAATGACAAAGATAACAAAACATCTACGAAGTGTAGAAGATATAAAAAAAGAATTAGAAGAACATCCGGAGAATATAAAATTCTATATGGGTTATATGGGATTTGAATCTCAACATGAAGGTTCGATAGATTATGTAGAAGAAAAAATTAAAGAATATAATAACATTATAAAAAATCCAAACAACAATGAATAAAGTTGAAGAAATTTTTAAAGCATGGAAAACTTCATTCAATCCAAATGAGGCACAAAAAGAATTAGCATCTTTAAGGATGGATATTTGTAATTCGTGCGAACATAAGCAAGTAATTGCTTTTGCAAGATGTGGATTGTGTGCATGTCCGTTGAGTGGTAAAGTATATTCACCTGTTGAAAACGCTTGTCCTGCAAATAAATGGAAATTGGTTGATAAAGAATTTTTTGAAAATAATATTAAATATAAAAATGAACAAAATGAAAATAAAAAAAATTAGTGAGGCTCCGATATCTGCCGAAGATGTTTCTTCGTATAAATCATTGATATCTTCTTTAGAAGGCATTGTATTTAGTGCAGCCGATGTATCAATTGATAAACGAATCATTACTATACGATTGGGTAATAAAGAAGATGAATTAACTTTGGTAAATCCAAAAGTAATATCATTATCAGATAGACCGTTGGTGTATTTTGAAAAAGATACATATAAAGAAAATAAAGTTAGAAAAACACTTCGTTATCCTTGGATAGTACTAGAAACTGATAATTTAGGGAAAGTTGAATTTAGAGCAACAAGTGAAACATTTGATTGGAAAAGTGCTGATGAGTTTTTTAGTGATGCCGGTTTATTGGAAGCAGTATTAGTACAAAGAGCATTAGATGCAATTGATGGTATTGATATCACACACCCATCAAGACAATATTCAGAAACTATTACAAAAGATAAACAACCTGGTAGAAACGAAAGGGTAATGTTACAAGGACCTGCAGGTGAGATGGAATTTGTAAAAAGTAAAAAGGTTGATTCTTACCTACAAAAAGGATGGAGTGTAATTTAAATTCTAAACAAATGGCAAAATTAATATTTATCATAGATGAAGAAGAAAATAGAGAAGCTTCTAAAATAGAATTTGAAGTACCAAACGATATGGATGTTTGGGAATACAAAAGAATGTGTATGAGAATGGCAGGAGCTATGGGATACACATCGTTATCAGTAAGAAAAGCATTTGGTATAGAATATAAAAAAGATTTGGATTCAGAACTATCACAAATCTTTCAAACCGCTTATAGTGGCTCAATTGAATTAGCATGAAAGAATTATTAGCAGCACAAAACGAAAGAATATTAACCTTACAATTGTTATTGGAAGCATTAGTAGATGAGTTAATAGAAACTAAAAAAATTAAGGAAGAAAAACTTGATGATAGATTTAAGGATAAAATGGAGTGGGCCCAAAGAGAAATAAAAAAAGCCAGAAACGAAATGGAAATAGATTATTTTAATAGTTCTATGTTTGGTGGTAAAATGGGTGAAGCTTAAATTTGGTAGTTTCAATAAAAAATTGTATATTTGTATATTAATTAAAATTTTATGGATTATTTAATTGGATTCTTACTAATAATATTATTACCAGCTTCAATAATATTTAATATCCTTCTATTAATTAGAGGGATAAACTTTGTCAAGCAAAATGAACAATTGATGGATACTATTAGAGATTACGATGATAGACAAATCGGTACTCAAATTAAAATAGAATCGATGCTCCAAAAAATGAAAGAAATTGATATTAGAGGTTCATTTGAATCCGATGATGAAGTAGGAGCTGTGTTTTCTGAATTAAAGGAAACAATAGAAACATATAAAAACGAAATCTAAAACATGCCTAGAAAAAAGAAGGAAAAAATGTATTTTACAATGGATACCGAAAGAGCCATTATAGAATATAACAAATCTGAAGATTTTAAATTTAGAAATAAAATTTACGAAGAAAGTATAAAATATCCATTTGAGAAATTAGCGGAAAATATTCTCAATACATTTAAGTTTTCATATTTTGATGTATCCAAAGAAGATATTCAAATGGAAGTGGTATCTACTCTCATTGAAAAAATACATATGTTCAAAGAAGGTAAGGGTAAAGCATTCTCTTATTTTTCTATTGTTGCAAAAAACCATTTGATTCTAAAAAATAATGGTAACTACAAACGCTTCAAAAAGACTGCACTACTTTCTGAAATGCCAGAAAGTTGGAATCCTGAAGATGACTTTAGAGAAGTTGAGCAAGGAAATGAGTTTGTGGAATTCAAAGATTTAATGCTCAAATATTGGGACCAGAATCTTACCAAAGTATTTACAAAGAAAAGAGATATACAAATTGCAGACGCAGTATTAGAGTTATTCCGCAGAAGTAGATTTATAGAAAACTTTAATAAGAAACATTTATATCTTCTTATTAGAGAAATGACAGATTGTAAGACTCACTACATTACAAAAGTGGTAAACGAAATGAAGAAACATCAGGTAAAGATGTTGAATGATTATTTAGACCACGGAATGATTACATCACCAAGTAACGATTTTTGGAAAGAGGAATATTTATAATCTATAAAGGATTATAATATGACAGATTTAGCTTCAATGTTATTACACAGCAGAACACAGGCGCATGTGTTTCATTTAAGAGTATCTCCAAACGGATTAGCTCCACATCTTGCTTTAGAAGCATACTACGATGGTATAGTAGGATTAATAGATGGTTTAGTAGAAGGTTATCAAGGAATGGCGGGTTTGATTGAATTCAAAGCAGTAAAGGGAATTGATAATGATGCATCAATTGAGAATATCATTGAATACTTTGAAGACCTATTAAAATTTGTACAAACAAATAGAAAAACCGAAGAATTATCAGCTAGTTGGATACAGAACGAAGTTGATAATGTTGAGAAATTAATATATTCTACCCTTTATAAATTGAGAAATTTATAATTTAACATTAAAAATAATACTATTTTAAGAGTATCCGATATTTATGTTTGGATACTCTTTTTATTTGTGTCCAATTAGTTTCTGCAATAGTTTTACAAAATTTCGTTGTGATAAGTGTTCCGTAACTTGTTATACTAATATAATAAGCAGGAAAAATCATGCAATACATTAAATCAACTGTTTTGAACTTTAAAGAGTTATTGTTCAAAATGTTTTTACTGGGTGTTGGTCTTTTTATAGGATTTGCACTCGTATTCCAATTGTTCTTTGTATTTCTACAAATTAGTGGTAGAGAACAATGGGCTACCGAACTCTCTAATGAAATTACTCATAGAATTGACGGTACATTCAAAAATAATCCAGAAAATATTTGGTATGAAGAATCAGACCACGTTTGGGTTGAAGGTGTTGAAAACCAGGTTAAGATTGGTAAATTAGCCGGAAATCGTAATTTGGCATTTGGGGTAAAAAATATATTAGAAGAATATCTTCAGGAAAAAGGATATGATTTAGCTCCGGATGCACCATACAAATTAAAAGTAAATATTGTTTATTTGGATGTGTTATCTACAAAAACAAATATTTCAGTTTTTCATAAAGGAGAAGAAGAAGTGGTTGTAAGACTACAAGGTATTCTTTATAAAGATGGAAAGAAGGAGAAAGAAGTGGTGGTGGAAGAAAGTTCATCTGAAATATCAATGTCTACGTTAATTGTTGACCAGGGTGGTAAATTCAATCAAACTTCCTTGAGCAACGCCCTTAAAAAAGCATCGGATAGTTTAATTAAAAAACTATTTGGTAAAAACGCAAAGTAAGATGAAAAAATTATTAACATTTTTAGGAGTATTAGTGATATCCCTATTATCATTTAATACAGAAGCTCAAATAGTTGTAAACCAATCTATTTCAGCAGGACCTTATAAAGTTGGCGATACTGTAACGGTAACGTATAGCGTAGATAAAGGTACAACTAAACCACGTTATTTTTGGTTAAGATACCAATTTAATAATAAGGCTTTAACTTATGTATCTACTGCTTTCTCACAAGGTAGTCAATCACAAACTTATTATACCGGTTGGACTAACTATAAGTTCACCTCAAATGCAAATGTGAGTGATACATCTTTATATGGTCAATATACCACTACACCTTGGGGATATGCTGTAAATGCGGATTGGAACGTTGGACAATTAGCAGTTCAAAGAGCAGACCAATCGGTTAATGGTGTAATAGCAACTCAAAAGTATATTATCAAAGACCAAAACACTTATCAAAACTTTCACAAATTAGATTTAGCATATGGTTTAGATAGTGCTACTGGTGCAAATATTCCATATGTAAAAACAACATCCGGCCCTTTATCAATTAGCGGAGTTACCGGTAATACTTCTTTCTTTAAAGTAAGAGTACTATTCCCATCCGGATATAATATTGCTGACCATAATGTTCAATTAATGAGATTGAAAACAGATGGTACTGGTGATATTGATTGGTCACAACAACCACTTCAACAAAAAGCATTGGATGGTAGTGGTGAGGTTATATTCACATCAGGTGTTAAAGTTGGTGATTCATTGGGTGTTTTTGTATCACCCGCATCACAAAAGAGTTGGATGAATAATGTAATAACTGTATCGGATGCATACAAATCATTTTTAGGTATTTCACAAACTGATATTAGTGGTACTGCGAATTATTTTACAAGACCAAATTTAGAAAAGAAGATTGGTAATATTACTAAAAATGATATGACCTTCACCGAAGCAGATTCGTATTTCGCATTTGCTTATGTAATGGGACAAGACGTATCGGCTAACGCATTTGTACCAACATCAACTGCAACTTCTTGGAGATGGAATAGTGGATTGTTAAATCAGAGTTGGTTAGATGGTACTTCAAAATATAGAGTATATGTTACACAACCCGCACAAACTGTGGATGCTGTATTTGCATGGGGTGGTGATTTGGATTGGTCACATTCATCTCATCCTGATACTGTAGCTGCAAGAATAGCAAGTGGTATCTTTACAAATGCAGCTAATCCTGGCACATCGGATGTTGCTACTATAAAGAGTATGTCAACAATGGCGATGACTTCATATCAATCAAATTCATATGAAAGTGCTAAATTAGAACAAGCATCTTTAAGTGTAGTATCTACATTAGAAGGTGGTAAAGTTGTTTTAAGTACTAGATTAACCAAAGAAGGTTTAGCGGGTTTACAGGTTATTATGAATTATGATTCAACAAAATTAACATTAGATAATGTAATATTTGATGCTGGTTCTACAATCACCAATTTCTCAACGCATGATAATGGTAGATTAACATTTGGTTCTATTGACCAAATAAAAGTTTCTAGAATCAAAACTGGTATTCCATATAAATTAATCTTCACACCAAAAGTTCCATTAAGCAATACTGCCGGTTTATTCTTCTTTGTACTAGCAGATGCTGTTGATGCGACTGGTAAGAAGATAGAACTTGTAGTAGACTAATGAGAAACTTATTAATATTTTTATTTTTATTAATTACAAATTTAGGGTTCGGTCAGAGTGTATCTGCACCGGACTCTAAATCGTTTACACAATCCACAAACGGACAAGATGCAAGTGGATTTGTATTAAATGGGTTCAATGCAACATCAACGCTATTGGCATCAATCAGTTTGGTAAACCCACCAACAGGTACAACTTTCTATTTAACTACTACAACAGGCCTAACCGCAGCAAGTGGATTTACATTAGTGGGCAATAAGACTCGTTTGGTGGTAACTGGTACAATGGCTAATATTAATACAGCATTGGCATCATTAAAAGTAAATACAGGTTCAGTAAAAGGAAATGTTTTATTATCAGTAGCAGCAACTATAAACCCAACGGGATACTATTACAATGGTGTAAACGGACATTTTTATAGACCAATATCAACAACTGCAACTTATATAAATGCTAGAACATTAGCATCACAACAAACATTCAAAGGACAACAAGGATATTTGGTAACAATTACTTCAGCCGATGAAGATGCTTTCATTTTCAATAATGTGCCACAAGGTAATATTTGGTTTGCATTAAGTGATGAAGCAAGTGAAGCAAGATGGACAATTGATGCAGGGCCTGAAGCAGGAACTTTAATTAAAATCAATAACGGCCAACTAAACGGAAACATTCCTGGTCAATATAATAACTGGGCACCGGGTGAACCAAACAATAGTGGTAACGAAGATTACGCAGTAACTAAATGGAGTGGCGGTTCTCAATGGAATGATTTACCAAACCATTTTTCAAATCCTTATGTAATTGAATTTGGAACTTGGACTAATCCCGATAACGCAACATTTACAGAGTTTTATACCAATTCAGTAACACATACAAACGGAGAGGTATTAAGTGCAAGATTTAATATTGATTTTGGAAGTAATGTAGATGAAACTAAATTTACAGCCAAAGCAAACACTTATGTAAATAATGTATGGGGAACAACAACTAATACATCAAGAGCAATAAGTGGATTGGGTAAAACTGATTTAACAAATGATTTAGATACCATAAAAGTAAATGGTAATGGTGTTAGAGGAACAACAACAGGTGGACAAGTAGAGTGGCTTGTAGTATATGATTACGAACCACAAAATCAACGATACCAACTTTTAATTGATAAAAGAGAATTCCCACAAGGTATTTCACCAAGTAATGTTACAAGTTTACAATTATTTGATGTATGGGATGGACCTGTAACTTATCAATGGGATGATGGAACATGGGCTGCATATTATATTTATACACCAACAGAATTTAATTTCACAAATTCATCATTTACATCTTATATAAGACGAGCTGGAAGTTTTTGGGGATGGAGTGCAGAATTTACATTTACTCCAAATTCAGTATTTAAACAACATGGAATTGATTTATCATATACCAATCAAACCGAACTAAACAATTTATATAGTAGTATAGTAAGTGTATCCGATGTGTATTTGGCATTTAAAGAATTATCAAATGGTGGTATTTTTGGAAATCAAAGTGGATTAGAGTTTACATCGGGCATTCAATTTATGAACGCAGATGTAGATGGTAATGGAGTATTCAATGAATCGGATACTTACAAATTATTACAACACTTAACAGGAGTTGCACCTCTTACACAATATTCGACATTAACTTATTTAATGAAACTATATGGTAAATCGGAATATGATGCTATAACAAAAACAAATTGGAATACACAATTCAATTATACAAGAAGTTTGTATCCATTTAGTTTAAATACAGGTACATTAAACAATACTTACAATGTTAGTGCTACATGGATAGGTGATGTAAACTTATCGCATTCGGCACAACAAACTCCACCTACAATAGCAGGGTCTTCTATTAGAAGTATGAGTGTTATACCAATGAGTTTACCAATATCAAATCAAATAAACGCATCTATAATAACTGAAATTATTGGAGATAGTGTTACTGCATATATTAAGATTGACCCATTACAACAAGAATTAGTTGGAACTCAATTCAAATTAAATTACGATAATAGTTTATTGAAATTTAGTAGTGTATCTTATAAGACAAAGGGGTCACCAACTAATTATGGAACTGATAAAGGTGATTATGTAAATTTTGGTTCTTTAATTACTGATGGTGGGGTTTTAGATAATACTACCGAATATAAAATCAGTTTCAAACCACAAACAAAATTGAACAATGTATTAGGTTTAATTTCAATTTCATTCACCGATGCAGTAAATAAAAGCGGAAACACATTAAAAGTAAAAATGAAATAATGAAAAAGTTAATATTAATCTTATTGTGTTGTGTTGTTTTTATAATCTCTTGTAGAAAAGTAGAAGTAGAACCAACCCCACCACCAAAAGTAGAAGATATATTTTCTGTTAAAGAAGCATCTATTGGAAACGGAGAACAATTTAAGTTCACTTTAAAATCGGAAGGAATATATACACTTACTCTTTTTGATTCAGTAGGTCAGCAAGTAGTTACTAGAGAAAGAATAATTGGTAAAATTGGGGAAAATTCCTTAAAGTTATACACAAAATCGTTACCTGTTAGATATTTATATTTATCTTTGGAAGATGAGAATAGTGTCCAAATAGGTAAAACGTTACTGATAATAAATTAAAATAGAATTAAAATGAAAAAAGTATTATTAGTGTTATTTGGAGTAATCATCTTGGTTGGATGTAGAAAATCTCCAATTGATATAATTCAACCTGTAAATCCAAACGCAGAATTAAAAATGTCAGCAACCGCTGGTATTAAGTTACAATCTCAATTTGTCACTTCAGAAGTGGCTATGAACGTAAAGTTAGAAACTGCAGGAAATGTGACAGTTAAAATTTTAGATATTGCAAATAGAGTAGTATCTAAAGAAGTAATGTACGCAAATTCTGGAGATAATATATTAAAAGTATATACTACCGCTTTACCTGCATCTGCATATAGAATAGCTCTATATGATGCAAATGGTAAGATGATTGGTATTACTGATTTCAATAAGTTATAAAATTTGTAACATTAAAATAAAAACAAAATGGCAGAAGAACAACAAGAACAATCAAGCGGTGGTGGTTCAATAAAGAACATACTATTAGGACTTGTATCTACAATCACATTAGGTGTTGGTGGATGGTTTACAACTAAATTAACAGGTGGTGATGATAAAGAAGCAACTCCGGCACCGGCAGCAGCTCCAGTAATTAACATTACAAACTCTAACCAACAATCTCAAGCAGCAGGTAAAACTGTAATCATCAACAAAGGTGGAAATGGTGGAACGGCACAACCAGCACCAGCTCCAAAGGAGAAGAAGAAAGAAGGTGATGAATTCAAAGAGAAACCAGCTGAGTGGTAATAAAAAACTAAAATTTATATAAAATGGCAGAGCAACAACCAAGTGGGTTTAAAGACCTATTAAATAAAATGATGAGCCGTAGATGGTGGATTACTGCTATGGTGTTGGGTGGATTTATGTTTATTATGGCAGGAATGTTCTTTGCTATATTTAACAAATCTGCAATAGAAGGAGAATGGAAAGAACTTCTATTATTGTTATTAGGAGCTTTCATCGGTTCTTATGGTAAGATTATTGATTATTGGTTTAGTGATACCGATAAGGATAAGATGTTAGTACAAAAGATGGATGAGGAAGATGGTACATCATTAAGCAACACCGCTGATATGCCTGTAACTCCACCGAACAACACTCCATTAATTCCAGAAGCATTTACCGCAGCTATTTCAAATGCACAATCACAACCGAAAGTTGAATCAGTAGTTGAATCAACATCAATCGTTGAAGCACCTAAAGCAGCTTTTACACCGGTTGAAATTGATGAAGATGGCGATGGTGTAATGGATGGTTTAGATACCGATGGTGATGGCGATATTGATGAATATTTCGCACACAGACAATGTGAGCACGTTTGGGGTGACTTAGACGGAGATGGTGATGAAGAATGTTTGAAGTGTGGAAAGATTAAAGATGAAGATGCTGAGCAAGCTGGATAAATTAGTTATGTATTGTTACATTAATTAATTAAATTGTAAAATTATGGGATTCTTTAAAGAATTATTCAAAGACAACAATGATATCAACGAAAAATCAGTAGTTGGTTTCTTATCATTTGGTTGTATGGTACTTGCATTATTCGTAGACTTGATAACAGGTTATATGGGTAAGGAATTACTAATCAACGAATATATTTTCAACGGATTCTTAGTAATCACATTGGGTTCATTTGGTATCGCTTCGGTTGATAAGTACATCAATAGAAAAGCGGAACACGATAAGAACAAATTGGATGCTGGGACTGAAGAAGAATTAGGATAATATATTTCCTTTAACTGTAGGAAGGGCGGAAGTATTTAAGGGAGAACATAGTTTCTCCCTTTTTTATATTTATAATAAATAAAATGTTATGGCACTACCTTGTCCAGCTTGTAGGAAACCTTTGGGACTAACTTTAGAATTTATATTTAAACATCCAGTTTCAGCCTGTCCACATTGTGAGACAGTTTTGGATTTTACAGTTAACGATGAAATAAAGGAAAAATATAAGGAAGCACTTGTTGAGATAGAAAAAATTAAAAAAGAGTATCAGGGTGTGGTAAAATTTGGATAATTGGGTTGTTTTATGCTTTTTAGGATATTTATGTCCAAACAAGTTACAAAAAATTAATTATAAAAACTTAAATTTATGGCAGGTATCGCAGACCAATTCGCAGGTCTTCCTATTGAAGATTTGATTGTTTCACCGATTGTTGGTATGGCAAAAGGTCAAGCAAAATTAAACGAAGTAACTTGGAAATACATTTCTGAAGTAGCATTCGTAACGGATGAAAAAACTAAAAAAACTAAAGCACGTTCTTTAGATGTTGAAATGAACAGAGTTGTAACCGATGGTGCAACAGGTGAACAAAAACTACAAAAAATTTATAGTAAAGTTCCTATGTTACCATTAGTACCACTTCCTTCATTAGCAATTACTTCAGCAGATATTGAATTTGCTATGGAAGTAAAAACTTCAGAAGCAGAAAAAAGTGAAGTAAAAAGTGAAAGCAGTGTTGAAGTATCAGCAGGTGGTAGATTTTGGGGTATGAGCTGGAATGCAAAAATTTCTGGTAAAGTAGCTACAAACAAAGAGAACACTAGAAGTACTGATAACTCAGCTAAATACAACGTAAAAGTACACGCTGAACAATTACCAGCAACCGAAGGTATGTTGAAATTATCAGATTACCTAACTCAAATGTTAGAACCATCTTTAATTCCACTTACTGAAGACCCAGCAACTGGTGGTGGTAAGAAGTAATAAATAAAATAAAATAAAGGTTATATTATGGCAAGATTAAATGTAGAGGAACTAGTTGGCGGTCTTTTAGAGGCCGCCATGGTTTCTCAAGGTATAAGTGAAAGACAGCATATTAATGCTCTCCGAAACTATTTCAATGAAGATGGTACACCCAAAACCACTACCTTTAATATAGGTGGTAAGGATTTGGTTGTACCTCTTTATATTTTGGCGGACCATTCATCTATTGGATTAGACGAGCTAGATATTGAGTTTACTTGTAGACTTATATTTGGTGATGAAGAAAAGGAAGTATCCAGTCTTAAAAAATCTCTATTGGGGTTATTTAAGAAAAAGGGATACGAACACAATATCAAAGGTATTGAAGTTGATTCAGGATATAATCCAAGTGAAGCCGGGATGGCTAAAATAAAAGTTAAGTTTAAGGCGGATGAAAAACCTGAAGCTGTAAGTAGATTGATTGATGAATATATCAAAAATCTAGAAGACCCAAATGTAAAGTAAATTAGGGGAGAACATCGTTTCTCCCTTTTTTTATATTTATAATAAATTATTTATGTATGAAAAAATTAATCGTATTATTAGGTATATTGTTAATTACGAGTGGTGTGGGTGTCCTACATGCTCAAACAATAGGAAGTACTAAAACAGAAGAATTCAAAGCAGATTTTGAAAAAAAGAAAGATATATCTGCATATTTAGATTACGAAGGTCCAAAGAAGTATATTCAAATCCTTAAATGTGGTATTGGTGAAGAAGTGTACGAAATGTATCCTGAATTAAAAGAAAAGAGAGTTGGATTGGGTGTTGCAAATATCGTATTGGAATATTTGGATAACCTTAATAGATTTGAATTCACCGAAGATAAAACAGAAATTAAGAACAGAATGGTTGCTCAATTCAAAGCATCAAATGCTGGTATTTCTGAAAACAAAATTCAAGGTAGAGGAAATATTAAATTAGCACATTATTTTGTAGAAATTGAAGTATATGATTATTCAGTATCAGAAGATGAAACTATCAACTTAAAAGATGGTATCAAAGATAACTTGGTAACTCGTTTGGGTTTGCAGGTTAGATTCACAAATGCTGAGACTGGAGCTATTATCGCAGCATCCGGTTTAGGTGAAGCTAAAACAAATAGACAATTAACATTAGTTTCTGATGCAACAATAGACCCGATTAAATTCAATCAATCTACAATTAGTATCTCAACTAAAAAAGCATTAGATATTGCATGTGCAAATATATTAGATAAATTAATTAAAAAAGGTGTATTCACTAAATAGTTTATGGGAAGCAAAGCAAAGAAACCAAGAGCAATGAGAAGCCGTAGAAGCGGTATTAAAAAATTAGAATTAGTAAAAGCTAATTTAGCAATTTTAAAGAAATTAGAGAGTGATAAAACTAACTAATATATTAAATGAAGGTGTGAGTGCTAATGTAGTCACTTGTGATTCATGTAATTGGCATTGGGATATATCTGATGGTGGCAATAAACCTTATATGTGTCACAAATGCGGATATGATAATACACCAATTAGCGAAGACCTTCGTAAATGGTTTGGTAGTGGACCAACTGGTGGTTGGGATAGATACAATACCAAAGGCGAGAAGGTTGGAAAATGTGGAGATTCTAAAAAAGGTTCTGTATATGCAGCCTGTTTATCAAATGCTAAAGCTGATAAATTAGGTAAAGATGGTAGAGCTTCATTTGTAAAAAGAAAGAGAGCTGCGCAATCTGATGCCGGTGATAGTAAGAAAGGTGGTGAACAAAAGAAAGGACAGAAACCTACATTTGTAAAGACAGGAGCTAGTGAAGGATTAGAAGAAAAATGGTCTCAAAAATATAAGAACTCAATAAATTGTAGTAACCCAAAAGGGTTCTCACAAAAAGCACATTGTGCTGGTAAAAAGAAAAATGAAATTATGACTATCGAAGAAAAAATGGAATTGTTTTTAGAAAAGAATTGTCCAACTGATCCGGGTAAATGGTCAGCATCTAAAGCAGCAGCTAAAAAGAAGTTTGATGTATATCCATCGGCATATGCAAATGGATGGGCTGCAAAAAACTACAAATCAAAAGGTGGTGGTTGGAAAGTATGTAAAGAAAGTGTTATGAAAGAAGTAGAAGTAGGACAAGGGCATGAAAATGATAGAGATATGGTTGTAGGTGTTGCGGAAATACTTCGTATGGTGGATGATATGGATAATAGAAAACAAATAGCCGATTCTATGTTAAGAAAATTCAAATCAGAAGATGTTATACATAATGCAGAAGAGTTTTTAACATTATGTGGAATTTCTTCATAATTTCTTAATATTAAAATAACCGATTTAGAGAAACGCTCTCATAGTTATTGGGGAACTAACCTAAAATAACTTTATGAGAGCGTTTCTTTTATTAATGTTACTTCCATTTGTAACCTATTCACAAGACACATTATTTTCCAAACAACTATCCACAATTACAGTCCGTTCAGCGGGTAAGAAATCTACAGAAGTAGCTGTAATAACAACCATTCGTAATTCATCCGTAGTTTCGGACGGAGTATCTATTGATTTTATTAAAAAAACACCTGATAGAAATGTAGGTGATGCACTTAAAAGAGTAAGTGGTGTAACAATCCAAAACGATAAGTTTGTATTGGTAAGAGGATTGGCAGATAGATATAATTCAGCTATCCTAAACAAAACACTCCTACCATCAACCGAACCTGATAGGAGAGCATTTTCATTTGATATAATTCCAACTGCATTAATTGATAATATTATAGTTGCTAAATCGGCATCCGCAAATCAACCTGGTGATTGGAGTGGTGGATTGGTACAAATTACAACAAAAGAAGTATCCGATAACTTTTTCAATATCTCATTGGGAAGTGGTTGGGGTTTGGTTTCATCTCTTAAAGATTTTAAGTTAGTTCAAGCTACCGAATTCCCTTCCACATTCCCATCCACTTACAAATATCGTATTAGTGGTAATGGTGATAAAAGATTATTCACAAAACAATTTGGTAATCCAATTGTAGAAGGGTTTACATCATCACCAAACTTAAATGGTGGATTATCATTTGGTTTAAAGAAAAACAAATTCAATGCATTGTTTAGTTCAACCATTAGAAATACATTTGGTTTAAATTATATTGAAAGAAGTGATTATCAATCATCAACCGAATTAGCATATGATTATAGAGATACTTTGTTTACAAAAAGATTTTCCGCAAATGGTTTATTAAATTTAACTTATTTGGGTAAAAACCGATATAGCTGGAAAACATTAGTAAACTATCAGGCCGATGATACATATCTAACTCGTAATGGTAATAACTTTGATAATGTTCAAAATGTTTTAAGTAATTCATCTAACCATATTAATAATGTTGTTATCAATTCTCAATTTGATGGGAAGATTAAAACATTAGATTTCAATTTAGGATATAATTTTATATTCAGAGAACAGCCTGATTATAGAGTAAACCCAATTACAAAATCATTAGGTGTAAACGAACCTTATGCTATTGCATGGAGAGATACATATCGTTTTTGGAGTGTAATGGATGAAAATAGTTTTAATGGTAATATCAACAAATCGTTTGGTAACATTAAAGTTGGTGGTGGTTATCTAAAAAAGATTAGAGGATTTAATGCAAGAATATTTAGATACCTTTCAATTGATATGTTGGATGAAATAACAAACAATACCGATAGATATACTGCCGATTTCGATTTAGGTTCTCTTTACTCAATGTATGAAAACGAATGGGGTAAGTGGAAATTAAACACAGGCGTAAGAAGTGAGTATAATCTATTCAATGTTAATACCGCAGATTTTAGTGGACAGAAAGTAAATGTGAATAGAGAGTATTTAGACCTTTTACCATCACTAAACCTTTCTTACAATTTAGAAAAAATAAAGTATAGATTTTCATTAAGTAAAACATTAGCAAGACCTGAATTTAGAGAAGTAGCTAATTTTGCTTATTATGATTTTGTAAGAAACGCACAAAT